TTCGTACTGCGTTCTTCGTTGACCAACTTTTAAGTGGCAATCAGCCAAACATGACAGCCACTGAAGTTATACAAAGGCAGGAAGAAAGAATGAGAGTGATAGGTCCTGTTCTTGGTAGATTGATGAACGAGATGTTAAGACCTTTGATTGACAGGGCGTTTGCTTTGATGCTTCGTGCCGATATGCTTGCCGTACCACCAGAGGTATTGCAGGGTATGGATATTGATATTGAATATGTATCACCACTTGCCAGGGCACAGAAGTCTAGCTCTGTTAATGGTGTGATGAGAGCCTTAGAAATATTGATGCCGTTGTCACAACAGTTGCCGGTAGGAGATCACATTGATCCTGATGGATTGGTAACTTATTTAACAGAAGCGTTAGGTGTTCCAAAAAAAGTATTGAAGTCTCAATCAGCCGTTGATGAGGAAAGAGAACAGCGTGCAATGATGCAGCAAGAGCAGATGGAAAGACAAATGGAGCAAGAAGATGTTGCTACAGTCGGTCAGGCTGCACAAGCTGTAAGAATGGTGGGTGCAAATGAATGACCAGATAACACAGCTAAAGGTAATGTATAGAGATACCTTTGATGATAATGCTGGTAAGAAAGTTTTGGAGGATTTGGAGTTGCGTTGTAATTGGCGTGCTTCAAGTTATGTAGCTGGAGATGCCAATGCTACAGCCTTTGAAGAAGGTAAAAGGGCAGTAATACTACACATATATAATATGATGAAAGAGGAGTAAATATGTCAGAACAAGTTGCTGAACAGGTAGCCGAACCAGTACAGCCTTCAGTTATGGAGACACCAGCTGAAGTTGCACAAGGTGGGTCTGGTAACAGTTTCATGGAAATGATACCAGAAGAATTAAGGGAGCATCCAAGTTTATCGCCAATCAAAGACGTTGGTAATTTAGCTAGGAGTTATGTAAACGCACAGAGATTAATTGGTAGTGATAAGATCCCATTGCCAAAGAATCCAACAGACGAAGATTTAGATAACATTTACAGTAAGTTAGGTAGACCAGAGACACCAGAAGGTTATGAGTTGCCTGTTGATGGTAATGTTATTACAGAAGAAGTTGCACAACAATATGCAGACATTGCACATAGTCTAAGACTTACACCACAACAAGCACAAGGTGTATTAGATTATTACAAAAGCACAGTTGCACAAAGTTCAGAAGCTATGCAAGCTCAAGCAGAAGAGCAAGCTGAAGCTACAGCAGCAGAACTTCAAAGAGAATGGGGTCAGGCATTTGAGCAAAAGGTAACGGCTGCAAAAGAAGTTGTCGATCAGTTTGGTGGTAGTGAATTGCTACAAATGAAGCTAGAAGATGGTACATTGATTGGCAATCATCCAGCTTTTATCAAAGCATTTGCTGCTATGGGCGAGTTTAAGTCTACTGTTACAAGCGAAGATACTGTATCTGAAAACGCTGTAAATAGACAATATACACCACAAATGGCACAACAAGAAGTTGACGCTATGATGAACGATAAGTCACACGCTTACTGGAACAGGAAAGATCCGATAGGCAGACAACGTGCAGTGGAGCGTATGCAAGAATTGATGGGTTATATTCATGGATAGTGAATTAACATCAACAGAGATCCGTTTGGAATGTTTACGGCTTGCAGTTGAATTTGGTACGCAAAGAGATATGTTGCATCCAAGTAAACTTGCTGATATATATTACGAATGGGTTATGCAGGGTAGCTTGGCAACAAGTCCTCAAGACAATCGGAAAGACGATAGCCTGAAGTCGGCTCAAAAAACTAGGAGTGTCCGTAAAGGGTAGCACGCTGCAAACAAAATCAAATGTAACTTTTACTAAGGAGACTTAAATGTCAACACAAGTAACTACAGCGTTTGTTCAACAGTATTCTGCTAACGTGCAGATGCTATCTCAACAGATGGGAAGCCGTCTAAGAGATGCAGTTCGTGTAGAGAATATCGTTGGAAAGAACGCTTTTTTCGACCAGGTAGGCGTTGCTACTGCTCAGTTGCGTACCACTCGCCATGCCGACACACCTCAGATGGACACACCACACGCAAGACGTAGGGTGAGTTTAGCTGACTATGAGTACGCTGATTTAATTGATGACCAAGATAAGGTTAGAATGTTAATCGATCCTACATCTTCTTATGCAATGGCTGCTGCTGCTGCAATGGGAAGAGCAATGGATGACGTTATCATCTCTGCTGCACTTGGAACATCTTTTACAGGTGAAACAGGCTCAACATCTACTGGATTTGCTGCTGCTAACCAGATTGCAAATGGTAGTGCCGATATGTCTATTGCTAAGTTAATTGAAGCTAAAAAGATTTTAGATTTAGCTGACGTTGATCCTTCAATACCAAGATATATTGCTGTTGGTCCTAATCAGATTGAAGCTCTATTAAACACAACATCAGTAACAAGTTCTGACTTCAACACAGTTAAGGCTCTTGTACAAGGTGATGTGGATACATTCCTAGGCTTCAAGTTTATCGTAACAAACAGACTATCGATTGCATCTAATATCAGATCATGTTTTGCTTGGGCAGAAGATGGTATTGCTTTAGGTGTTGGGAAAGATGTCAATGCAAGAATAGATGAGAGAGCCGACAAAGGTTACTCAACTCAAGTTTATTACTGCATGAGCATTGGTGCTACTAGAATGGAAGAATCCAAAGTAGTACAAATCGACTGTGATGAATCAGCTTAAGGGAGAGTGAATAATGACTACAAAGAACACAACTCTTGTAAGTAACTTCGAAGCTACTCCTCAAGTTATTACAGAAGCTCATTCACTACATGGCGTTTTGCGTGTAGCACAGGGCACAGTTGCATTAGCTGCTGGTGATAGTACAGACAATGATATTGTTATGCTTGCACCAATTCCTTCTAATGCGTCAATCACAGCATTAAAGATTGCATCAGACACTTTAGGTGGAAGTTGTACTTTTAATGTTGGTTTGTACACAACAGGTGGTACTGTTGTAGACGAAGACGTATACGCAACAAGCGTTGCAGATGCAGGAGCTATGGCAGACGTAAGATCTGAAGCAGACATCACTACAGTTGGTCAACAAGTGTATGAAGATGCAGGTGCTTCATCTGATCCTGGTGGATACTATTATGTTGCAGTAACATTTAATGCAACAGGTGGTACAGCAGGTGATATGTCATTTGTTATAGAGTACGTTGTTAACTAAAACATTTGTAGGGAGCAGCTAATCTGCTCCTTACTTTCAGGAGTTTTATATGCCGTCAGTTGTAGACATTTGTAATGAAGCTATGGATTTACTTGGTGCAGCAACAATAACTGCATTAACGGAAAACTCTAAAGAAGCACGACTTTGTAATAGAAGATTTGAAACAGTAAGAGACGCAGTACTAAGATCGCATCCTTGGAATGTCGCTATATCAAGGGCAACACTAGCAAGAGATAGTGATGTACCAGCCTTTGGATTTAGTTTTCAATATACATTGCCAACAGACCCTTACTGCTTAAGGGTTCTTTCTTTTTGGAACTCAAACGTAAACAATGAGGTTGCTGCGTATGACAGCAATGTAATGTATAAGATAGAAGGCAGAAAGATACTTTCTAACGAAGGTACTTGTTCAATAATATATTTATCTAGGGTAACTGACACAGAGCAGTTTGATCCTTTATTAAGTAGCACGATTGCACATAAACTTGCAGCAGAAACAGCCTATGCCATAACTGGCAGTAATGCTTTAGCACAATCTATGTATTCTTTATATCAAGCACGATTAAGTGAAGCTAGAAGCATGGATGCACGAGAGGGTTATCCAGAACAAATACAGGCAGATACTTACACTAACGCAAGGTTCTAATATGGCTAGAGTATCGTCAATCATCACCAATTTCAGAGCAGGTGAGATATCGCCACGCTTAGAAGGTAGGATTGATTTACAGAAGTATAATGAAGCTGTAAAAGACCTGAATAATATGATTGTATTTCCACAGGGAGGTACAACAAGAAGACCAGGCACATATTACGCAGGAACAACAAAGGATGGTGGTCAGGTAAGATTAATCAACTTTGAGTTTAGTGATACGCAAGCCTATGTGTTAGAGTTTGGCAATAACTATATTCGTATATTTAAAGATGGTGGCTTAGTCACAGAAGCTACCACAGCAATCACAGCCATAACAAAAGCTAATCCAGCAGTAGTCACAGCTAACTCACATGGCTTGAGTAATGGCGATAGAGTTTTTATTGCTAGTGTTGGTGGAATGACAGAAGTAAACAATAGAGAGTTTACTGTTGCTGGAGCTACAACAAACACATTTCAGTTAAGTGGTATTGATAGTTCTGCTTTCACAACATACACAAGTGGTGGCACAGTTGGGAAAATAGTAGAAGTTACAACGACTTACACAACTGCACAGCTATCTACAATTAATTATGCACAGTCAGCAGATGTTTTGTTTATTGCACAAAAAGATCATGCTCCTGCAAAGTTAACAAGAACAAGTCATACATCATGGACATTGACAGATATAGATTTTGTTGATGGTCCTTACTTAGATGAAAACATAACAAGCACAACATTATTTGCGTCAGCAGATACAGGATCCGTAACGATTACAGCTAGTGCTGCTTTATTTGCAAGCACAGATGTTGGCAGGTTAATTAGGTTTCGTGAAGTATTAGAAATAACATATGATGAATGGGCAGCTAGTACAAGTTATAACAATGGTGACTTTGTAAGATTTAATGGTCATGTTTACAAACAGGTAACAGGATCAACTCAAACATCAGGAAATACACCACCAGTACATACATCAGGCACAGAAACATATGGTGCCATTGATTGGGAATATAGGCATGATGATACAGGTTATGTAAAGATAACAGGCTTTACAAGTTCAACAGTTGTTACAGCGACAGTGCAAACAGATGATGGTGGAATATCTGTGTTACCTCATCAAGTTGTAGGATCAGGTAATGCAACAACAAAGTGGTCATTAGGTAGTTTTAGTTCGACTACAGGTTTTCCAAGAGCTATTGGCTTTTACGAAGAACGATTATATTTTGCTGGAACTACAGATCAACCACAAACTATCTTTGGCAGTGTATCTGCTGACTTTGAGAACCATACACCTGGCACTAATGATGATGATGCGATAAATGTAACGATAGCATCAGATCAAGTTAACGTGATAAAACATCTACTACCAGCTAGATTCCTACAGTTATTGACTACAAGTGCTGAGTTTACCTTGTCAGGTGGTGCAGGATCAGAACCAGTAACACCTACGAATGTTAACGTGCTACGAGAAACAACATTTGGTACAGGTAATGTGAAGCCTTTGAGAGCAGGTAACAGTACCATACTTATACAGAAGGGTGCTGAAAAAGTAAAAGAGATAACCTTTGATTTAGACACAGATGGATTGTTAGGCGTTGACTTGACTGTTCTCGCAGATCATTTAGCTAGAGGTGGCTTGACTGACATGGTATGGCAACAAGAACCTGAGTTATTGCTATGGTTTGTTCATGCTGATGGAAGATTAATAGGCTTAACATATGACAGAGCAAATGCTACAGTTGGTTGGCATGAGCATAGTTTAGGTGGTAATGGTATAGTAGAAAGTATCACAGCCATTCCTAGTGGTGCAGAAGACCAGGTTTATCTTAGTGTGAAGAGGACAATAGATGGATCAACTGTTCGACACATTGTATATCTTAAGTCATTATATTTTAATGATGATGTTGCAGATGCTTTCTTCGTAGATAGTGGATTAACATATGATGGTGGAGCTACAACGACCATTACAAGCCTAAATCATCTTGAGGGTGAAACAGTAACCATTTTAGCAGATGGTGCTGCACACGCTGATAAAACAGTCAGCAATGGTACAATTACATTAGATAGGAGTGCGTCTAAGGTTCATGTTGGCTATGGTTATTCATCTTCACTAGAAACATTGCGTATGGAAGCAGGTGCAGAAGATGGTATATCACAAGGTAAGATAAAAAGAATACATGGCGTAACAGCTAGATTCTTTCAAACAGTTGGTGCAGAGCTAGGTCCAGATACAGATAATCTTGACAGATTACCATTTAGAGATAGTAGCATGGCTATGGATGAAGCTGTACCTTTATTTACTGGGGATAAAGAAATATCTTTTCCATCAGGCTATGACAATGATGCAAAGATTGTTATAAGGCAAACACAGCCATTGCCAATGACAATATTAGCGA